CATCAATCGGATGGTCGCTCGCGACGAGAGCCTTGCCGTCACCACCAATCGACGCATTGTAGGTGGTCGCGGTGTTCAGGACGTTCGCGCCATAGATCTCCTTGGTCTGCTGGAAGGACTCGATGAGACCAAGGTTCGACGGCATGAACTGCGTCTTGTACAGGTTGTCATCAATCGCCTTGCGAGTGATGGCATACCCGAGAGCGATCTCGGTATGCTCCTGATTGTAGACGTAACGCTCGCCCGCGCTGTTGTCGAAAGCAGTCTGACCACCTTCAGTCTTGAGCTGCGCGAGGCCAAGGAAGCGCATCTCAGCGGTGCGCTCCAGAGCCATCTTCGACTCATGCTTCGTGAAGATCTTGTCGTACTGCGACGGGATCTGCTCGTACTTGCCCTCGATGCCACGGAGGCCGGGGAGGAGCAGATCCTTGATGGCACTAAGATTAACAGCCATTGGTGCTTACTCCTCTCAGATGCCCGTGAGGGACTTGGTGGCGACGTTGTTGAACGCAACGACCACCCAGTTGTACGCGCCGCTCTCCGTGCCAGCCGAACCCGGCGGGTCGGTGATCAGGCCGACGATGCGGAACGGCAGGGTGTTGGTCGTGTTCGCGCCAGAGATGAACGCGCCCGAGATGCCGTTCGACGTATTGCCGGTGCCGATGGTGTAGGCGACGTTCAGGTTCACATCGCCCTGCACGATGCCGGTCGCGTCCGACTGGACGACGAACTTGGCATTCGGATCATTGACGATGTAGCCCGTGACGGTCTGCGTCGAAGCGACATCCGAGCCGGGCCAGTAGTTCGACCACACGGTGCGCTTCTGGGCGACCGAGAGGTACTGGCAGCCAACAAAGATGCCAGCAATGCCAGCAGCCGCTGTCGTGCCGTCACCCTGAACCACATACCCGTTGGCATCCGGCTCAACCGGGTCGCCAAAGAAGATGTTCGTCGCGTTGTAGGCAATCTTGACGGGAACCTGCTCATACGTCGGAGCAGAGCCATTCCCCTGATACTGCCGGAAGCCGAAAGGCGCATTGGTGTTCGCCATAACGGATTCTCCTTCTTCAGGAGGTCCATCATCGCACACCGGGGCGACTTATGACCGGGATGAAAAACCTCCTCACCGGGGGAGGCTCAAAACTATTCACATGGTTGGTTAGAAAAGTAAAGGGGGGAGAAATCAATCTCCCCCCTTTTCATGTCAGCATTGTAGTGCCTATTTACTCCTTCGGAATCGGGATCGGCTCATAGCTCTTGTTGATCTTCGGTCGCGTCTGGGCATGGTCGCGAGTCATGGTGCCATCAGGAGTACCTGCGATCTGGGCCTCCTTGGCGCGCACCTGATCCTTGGCGACCTTCTGCTGGATGCGACGAGCTTCCTCGACAACCTCCGTGGGACGCTCCATCAGCACCATGCCCTTGCGCTCGATGGTTCCCTTGGTCCACGACGAGGGCATCATGCCGGGATGGCGACGAGCAGGAACGACTTCCCAGCCCATCCGCGCCAGATGAACCTGATGCGTGGCGTCTTCCTGCCCCAGCACCTGAAACCGCTTCCACTCATACGTCCAGCCCTCGGGAATGAGGGTTGGATCGATGTAGAACTCGTCCGTCCCCTGATCCATGTCGCCAAGGTGACCCCGGATCTCTGCTGCACGACGAGCAGCACGGGCGCGCGGATCTTCCTCACGCACCTCGGAGCGCATCTCAGCCCTCGGCACGGCTGCAACAGGCTCCTCGACGGTCTCCTCGACCTTCTGGACAGTCCTCGGGGGCCTGCCGCGCCTGCGGGGAGCCTCGGAAACGGTCGGAGCAGCGGGATTGATGACGTTTTCCATGATCTATCTCCTCAATTGGGCAGCTTGCCCTCCTTCTGGAGGGCCAGTTTGTGCTTCGCGTACTCGGTTTCGGTCATGCCGAGCATCTTTGCCGTGTCAGCCTCCGCTCGCGTAAGTCGAACGACGTTCGCACGACCATTTCCGCTGCGATTTGCAGGTGCAGCAGCGGGCGGAACAGAGCGAGCGACAGGCTTGGCAGCAGCAGACAAGGGAGACTCCGTCGTTTCCTCTGCGCGAGGCTGTTCAGAGCGTCGAATCCTGAGCGTATCCTCGATGGCAGAGAAGTACGAGTCAGTATCCGGCACATGACCATCGGCAAGAGCGATGTTGTGAGCCGCAATCATCTTCTGATTGAGGCGCGGATCGGTCACGAACTGCGGGTTCTTGCGAACCCAGTCAGCAGAACGAGGCGAAAGCTGCGATGCGAACGCTTCGACAGGATCAGAAGACCTCTGAACAGGCTCCTGACGAGGCTTCGACTTCATAGCCTCCTTGCCGTTCTCAAGCTGAAGCAGCTTCGCGGCGTTGTTCGACATGGCTTCCTGAATTTCAGCAGCCTTGTCGTAGTCGCCAACCGACATCGCCTCCTTGAACTGGCCTTTGAGGATGCCCTGCTCACGCTGCATCGTCTCAATCGCGCCAGTCACAAGCTGAAGATTGGTGTCATCGACCTCGCTGCTCGCCATGCGCGCGCGATTTTCAGCCTCGATACGCGCCCGACGCTCTGCCTCAAGCTTCTCGCGAAGCTCTGCAATCGCCTTCACAGGGTCTTCGACAGGAGCAGGATCGGGTTCCGGCGCAGCTTCAACCACCGGATCGTCGCTCACCTCGACCTTCGGCTCCGTGTCCTTTGCCGACTCATCGAGATTGATCTCAAGCTGTTCGTCCTTCGGATCAGACATGACTCTCTCCTCACCAAACTTCATCGGGGAACTTCACGCGCCCCTTCACCTGCGTATCCGCAAGCATTCGGCACAGAACACCATTCACGGTGATGCTCCAGCCATCGGACGGACGGAAGACCAGCCAGTCATGCAGGCTAAACTTGTCTCCCTTGAACCATCCCTCTTCGTTCTCCTCGAAAGCGCGCGAGCCAACCTTCAGCAGCAGACCGACCTTCGACTGAAAACGGTCCTCGTCAGTAGTCTTGTCCGACAGATAGAGACCACTCTTGGTCTTCTGCGGGCGGATGTAGACGCCAACAAGGATCTGGTTGTTGAAGATCTCGACCGTAGACAGATCACCGATCTCATCGAGGATCTTCTTGGTCGGATCAACATCGTGAGTCATACGCATGTACGGCATGATACCCCCTACCGTTTGTTTAGTTCAGATTCAACTTCTTCACACGCCTCAAGCGCAGCCTGAAGCCCGTGAATAACACCAACCCTGAACTTGTAGTCGGCGTGTTCGATTGCTGTGTGAGATGTGACGAGGCTGTCTTTTGCAACCTCAATTCTCTCAAGCAAATTCTTCCTCAATTCATTCTGATAGAACGCTTGATGCGTCAACATTACTGCCCCCTCGCAGTCCCCCCTCTATGTAGGTCTGTTGGGGAGAGAATGTGAGGGGGGTTCACATCCTCTCCCCGATCCGTCAGTTTGCCGGGAGACAAGGTCTGACGGATCAGTTCCTCCGTGCGATCTCCGTCTTCTCAAGGCGACCGAGACCGGAACCCGCGCCAGCATCCATGTCCTTGTAGCTCCGGTAGACCTTGCCACCGGCACGGCGCATCGTGCGACCACCGTTCTTGCGAGCCATCGGCATCGGGCCAGCAGGCATCGCAGGAGGCGGCGCGGCAGGCGGCATCGGGCCAGCACCAAGCCCCATCGGCGCGCCTGCGCCCGGACCACCAACCGGCATCGGCGGCGGAACAGGGCGACCACCCGGCATCGGCAGCGGAGGCATCGCACCAAGGCCCGGAGCCTTCGCGCCACCAGCATCGATCACGATGTTGATGTTGGTCTTGCCCTTGCCCTTCTTGCCCGTGCGACCACCAAATTTACGAGCAGAACGATCATCATCAAGCGCCTTTGACTGAAGCTCAGTCAGGTTTGTTCGCTTGTTTTTAGGAACCCACTTTTCCTTGCTTTCGTCCCAACGAAGCCCCTTGTATTGACGCACATCTCCAAAATAAGGATGCTTAAAGTCTTCATCTGAGGGTTTTCTCGATGCTGCCTTTTGAGCCGCATCCATCCAAGAAGAACCGCCCGTAGAGCGAGCCGTGCGCTTCGCCTCGCCGCCATGCTTGAACATCG